GCCGCGTACCCGAGGCCATCGGGAGGCGCATCGAAGACGAGTCCGAACCCGGGCCGCAGGATGTGCCGGAGCGCCGCGGGGTGCTCCACGGCGACGTGGATCATGCAGGAGTTCCCGAGCCACCCGTCGTAGCCCACCATCGCCACGATCGCGCCGTCGTCGCGCACGGCCTCGAGCGCCCCCAGCCCGGGATGCAGGTTCAGCCCCGCGCGCTCGGTGAGCCACGGCAGATGATCGGCGGTCGCGCGGCGGACCCGAATGGTCACGGGCAACCCCCGTCAGCAGGGGCGCTATAATCACTCTCATGCTCCGACTTACCGTGATTGCCCTGCTGGCCCTTTGCGCCTGCTCCGAGAAGACCGCACCAAGCCCACTGCCGCCGACACCGCCCGAGCACGTCGGGCACCGCCCGATCTACGCGCCGAACGGCCATGACGTCTGGGCCTGGAGCGCGCCCAAGGGAGAGGACGGAACCCGGGCCCTCTACGTCACGAAGGCCGGGCAGGCCGCAGGGATCCGCTGCGTCTTGGAGTAGGCGCGCCACTACCAGAAACCTCCGACCGTGAACCGCACGGCGAAGTCGACGAGGATGGTCCGCGCCGCAGCCGTGCCGCGGACCGCGAGCGCAACCTCCGGCCCCATGCCGGTCAGGCCGCGGATCTGCTGCGAGGACGAATACTCCGGCGCCCAGTCCGAATCATCCCAGGTGGCCGTGTCCCAGAGCGCGGTACCCGGTGCCGCCGCGTCGCTCGGGGTGGTCCCGATCTCGGCGATGTCCCAGCGGTAGCGCGCCTCGATGGCGTAGGGCGGCGGTGCGCCTTCGGAGATGAACGTGGTGCGCACGTCCATCATCCGCTTCTGGTTCGGCGTGCCAAGGTTCTGGAAGCTCGTGAGGAGCGACCACTGGATCGCCGCGTAGCTGTTCGGGTCGGCGAGCGTGATGCCGTCCACGTAGCCGTCCATGATCCGCACCGTGCCCTCGGGCGTGCCGTAGTAGAGCGTTCCGGCGTAGGCGACGGCAGCCGAGGTCATGTTGAGATCGCGGTACTCGCTCCATCCCTTCGACGGGGCGTTTAGGCTCATGGCGAGTTGACGGGTCGCGAGCCCGGGGCCGACCGGAACGATCACGAGCAGCGTCGCGTCGAGCGGGTGGATCGCCATCGCCCAGCCGCTCAGGTTCGCGGTGGAGATCATGAGCTTGTTCCAGAGATTCCCGATCTTCTCGGTCGCGTACTGGGCGCTTACCTGATTCGACCCGCCGACCGTCAGCCGCGACATCGGCAGCAGCCCGGTCGTGGACATGACGAGCAGTTCGCCGCCGGCATCCGAAGCGATCCGCCGCCCCTTCGGCACGCCGCCGATGAACCAGAACCCTTTGGCGCCGAAGGTGTCGATGTCCGCCGGGTTCGTGCCCTGGTAGATGAGCACGTCGCCGCCACCGGAGACGGCCACGAGTGAGTCATCTATCCCCGCGCCGCCGTCGTAGGTCCACGACCACAGGCCGCGCAGATCGCCGCCGTGGGCGAAGTGCGCCCCGAAGTTGAACGGCGCGGCCACGCCAGAGATCGCGTTCGTCTCGAGATACCAGCCGAGGCCGGTCCCCTTCTCGACGAGCCAGACGCGGCTTTTCCAGACCGCCACGAAGGCGATAGCCGACGCCGCCACCCCGGCGATCGATGCGACCGCCCAAGTGTCGCTGCTCTCCGTGTAGATGTAGAGCCCGTTCGACTCGTCGGCGTAGAACAGGAAGTGTCCCGCCGCCGTCACCATCACCTTCGAGACGCCCCATCCCGCATCGTCGTCCTGGGTGCCGAAGGTGACGAGCTGCGTCGGCGTCGTGGTCGAGGAGGTGACGTCCCAGATCCCGGCCACCGTCACGGCAAAAAGGCGGTTCGCGCTCGCCGTCGAGCCGGTGAACGGGATGAGCGAGCGGACCTCGCTGCCGAGTCCCGTCACCCACTCCCGCTCCCCGAGCCGAACCCTGAGCCCGTACTCGCCCGGGGTCAGGTTGTAGCGGTAGATGCAGTCCTCGGGCGGCATGAGCGAGCCCGCCGAGATCGTGTTCACGCTCCCCATTGGCGCAGGGACGTGGATCAACTCCGCGCTCTGGCGCTGTGCCCGAAGCGCCACTAGCCGAGCCTCACTGGGAGGTTGCTGCTGTCGAGGAACCGGAACCACGAGCCTTCGCTCCCGTTGAGCGACAGCACCCGCGCCCCGCCGGCCACGCCCTTCGCCCACTCCAAGCGCTGCTGGAACTCGGCCAGCGCCCCGGCGGTATCCTCGCCCTTCTCCTGCTTGAACTTGAGCTTGAGCCCGAGGACGACCAGCGTCGGATCGAACAGTACGTAATCGGTCGCCGTCCCGGCGTGGTCGGCGTCCGGCGCGGAGGCCGCTGCAGTCTGCACCCAGTAGCGCGAGACGTAGAGGCCGGTGATGCTGAGCCCGTCCCCGGGATCGCTCGGGAAGGTGATGCGGTTGCCGAGGACGCGGTACGGGATGCGGACGGTGTTAAGTCCGTTCCACGCGACGATGTAGCGCTCCTCCGTGGCGGTGATCGGACCAGAGAGCGGGTACACGCCCGAGTTGTTCCAGAGCGTGTCATCCACCATCTCTACGTAGTCGGCCGGGAGGGTGTAGGAGAGCGCCGCCCCGGCCGTCGTGATGGTGAACTCGCGCTGCAGGTGGATCTTGACCTGTGCGGCGAGCTCCATGCCGAGCGAGTCGAGCAGCTCGAGCATCTGGAAGATGTTCGGGTCCGCCGCGGAGAATGGATCGTAGGTCGCCACCTGGGCCCGCGTGAGCCCCAGGATCCCGCACTGCACCGCGGCGCGGGCAACGAGCACGCCGGCCGTCGAGTAGCCGACGACGCTGGAGGCCGCCGCAGTGGCCGCAGCCGAGCCCTGCAGCGCCACGTTGGACGCGATGACGTCGGAGACCGAGACGCCGTTCAGGTCGGCGGTCTTGTATTGGATCGAGGTGGCGGCGGAGGTAGTCCAGTCCCACGCGAAGCGGAACATCCCGCCGCCGTCCTCGGTGATGGCGGGCGGAGTCACGTCAACCCCGGTGTCGGCGTTCTTGAACACCGAGAACGTGGGCGACTCGCCCGCGTTGCCTGAACCGAGGTCGAAGACGTACTCCGTCGTCATGCGCTACTCCTTCGCCTTCTTGCGCTTCGCTTCGAGGATCTCGCCGATCTGCGCCTTGAGCGCCGCGATCTGCTCGTCGCGCTTGGCGAGCTCGTCGCTCATCTTCTGCAGCGGGGCCTCGTTCTTGGCCGCCGCGATCATGTCGCGCGCCTTCTTGCGCAGCGCGAGGCCGCCCGGGATGTTGCCGAGCGAGCCATCCGCGACGGAGGCGAGGTTCTCCAGCGTCTTGATCCCGGCGTAGTTGAGCGTCTCGACGGCGCCGCGCTCGAGCCACGGCACTTCCTTTAGCGGCGTGCCCACGAGCCCCTCGCTGGCGTTGTCCTGCTGGAACTTCGCCCACGCCGGCGCGAAGCGCTCACGGGGATCGGGCTGCATCTTGTGGACGGGGCCCGAGACGGTGTCGGGCTCGCCGAGCACCCGGATCTCGCACCACGGAACGGTGTCGAACACCGGGCGACCGGCCTCTGCCGTCTTCGCGGTGTTCTTGTACGCATCCATCCAAAATCGAACCTGAGTACCCACGGGGCGTGCACTCCTGCGGGGCTGGGAAGAGAAGGCGCCCGCTCCAGCCCCGTTGAAGGAGCGGGCGCCCATCTCCGTGCTGCTAGGCGACGTTGATGTCGGCGACCACCTGCGCGTCGACCTGCGGGTAGCAGATCTCGAGTTCGGCGAACCCGGCATCATCGACCGCGGAGGCGCCCTTCGCCCCACGGACATACGAGCCCTTGACCGCGGCGTCGTCGATGCTGCCTGCCGTCGCGGTCAGGAAGACCTTGGCGTTGTCGGCGTAGCCGGAGAGGACCGCGGCGATAGCCACGCCCTGGACCTGGTACCAGCCGTAGTTGTTTGCGACGCAGGCGCTCATCGCGACCGCGAGGTTGCCGAGCATCGTGTCCGCCGCGTCGGTGTCCGCGAGCGCGGTGAGGCCCACGTCCGTGTACCCGACGACCGAGCCGATCTCCGTGGAGGCGACACCCGTGAGGTAGATGAACTCGGCGTCCGGGCGGCCCTGGCCCGAGATGTCGCGGCAGGTGACACGCTCGCCCAGCTTGTGCTGCTGCGTGGTCGAGGTGGCGTTGATCGCCTGGTTCAGACCAGCGCGTCCGATCGGCTGGTAGGTGCTGTGCGTGAGGGTACCCATTGTCGTTGTCCTTTCCTGGCTAGCTCTGGATCAGGCGGGAGTGGAACTTCGCGCCCGAGCAGGTGAGGTTGCCGGCCCAGGCGATCGTCTTCGCGGTCACGTCCTGGTTGAACGGCCGGTGCTGATCGCCCAGCGGGACCATGTTCCGGCCCGAGAACGGGCGCAGGCTCAGGTACCGGGTGTTGAGGAAGAACGCGGTTGCCGCCGTCCCGACGCCGCCGAGGCCCGTGGAGAGCACCACGTCCGCGGACTTGAACTTCAGCGCCTGGAACCCGAGCTCGGCCATCTTCGACTGCGTGAAGCGCGCCTGGGTCTGGAGCACGCCCTCGAAGACGCCCATGGTCACGTCGTCGCACAGGATGAGGTCCGGCGAGTCGGTGCCGCGGGTGAGCGCGTAGAACTCCGTGTTGAACAGGCTGAAGATCGTGGCCGCCGCGGGAGCCGTGCCCGTGTCGGTGACCCGCGACTTCCACCACGCGTTGGCGGCCAGCCCGCGGTTGATGTTGCCGTAGGTGTTCGTGACGGTGATCGGGACCGCCGCCGCGAGGCCGGTCAGCTCCTTGCCGTCCGAGCCCGTGCCGTCCGCGTAGAGCCCGGCGTCGAGCTTGTTCTCCATCGTGGACTCGGCGACCTTCACCTTCGACTCGAGCAGGTCGATCAGGCCGGCGGGACCGGAGTTCTTGATCTCGTCGAGGCCGGTGATCACGATCGGCGCCGCGAGCTGCTTGATCGTGAACTCGGGAGCGGTCAGCTCCTCGGTCAGTCCGGTCGTGAACACGTCGGCGCCGCTGTACCACCCGGCGTTCGTGTTCTCGGCGTAGCTGAGCGGCTCGATGATCTTGTGGCCGCCGTTGAACGGGCGGATGTTGCCGCGCTCGTTCATCTTGTAGTACGCGGCGTTGTTGTTGGTGACGTTGTCCTGGATCTTCTTCGACCGCGACTCGATGGTCGTGGTCAGGATGCTGTCGTAGTTCGTGTTGGGCATGGCCCCACTCCGTCAAAGGGTTCCGTTCGCCCGTTTCTGCGCGTGGACGGCCAGTGCCGTTCGCCACGCCCCCGAGCGATTGGGGGCCTTCTGACTGAGTGGGCCGGGTGGCTCTCAGGTACTACGTGCGCTGCCCTGCCACTGCCGCTTCGATGTCCTCCCGGAGGCTGCGCGGTCCCGCTGGACGGGTGACCGCCGATCCGGGCACTGCCTTGATGCTCGACGCTGCCAGCTTCGCCCGCTGCACCGTGGGGGCATTCGCCCTCGCTGCCTCGGCTGCCTTCCTGCCCGCGAGGATGGTTGAAAACTCGTCGTCCATCCTCACCGCTGCGATCCTAGCCTGCTCCAGGGTCACGTTTCGTCGCGCCCGCACGGCCGCACCGACGTATGCCTCCATGTTCTGCCAGAGACGCTGGGCTCCCTCGCTGCGCTCCGCCCACGGTACATTCAGCTCCAGGAACTCGGGGTTCGTGGCGGCATACTCCTCGATCGTCTGATTCGCCCGCTGCACCCCTTCCTCCTGCTGGATGCGCAGGGTCTCTTCGCGGACGGCCGCGGCGATGGCGCGCTGGTCCATGACCGGCTGTGGCTGCTCTTGCTGCCCCTGCTGCGCCGGCTGGCCCTGCATGGCGGCGTTGATGGCGTCCACGTCGGCGCCGCTCATGGAGATGGCCCTGGCGATCGTCTGGGCGCGCTGCTGCGGCGTGCCGGCGTACAGACTCGCCACCATCTGCAGCGCGTTGCCCGCCCACGCCATCGGGTCCATGCCGTT